TGTTTGTGAACAATACATCAATCAATCCTTCAAGGTCGTTAAAGTTTTGATTAGCTTCATCTGGCGTAATCATGTACATAGTAGACTCATCAAACAATCTGTCAAAGTCAAAACCTAACATAATTTTCTGTACAGTTGAGTCAGTAGCAAATATGAAACGAGGGTCCCAACTTGGGTTGTCAACTGGGATAGGATATAAATATCCGTCCACTTCTGAACCAATTAAATTACCATTTACGTCTACAATGTAGATACCAAAGTCAACGCAACGTGACTTAGTTAACTTCCCTAAGAAAGTAGGTGTAGAATCCTCACTCCAAAGTTCTCCAGAGAAAGAACGTTTCCCTTGACGCAAGAAAGCCATACGTCCAGAGTTAGCTTCTTCAAATTGTGAGTCAGCTTTTGGAAGTTCTACATTCTCAAACGCTGGAAGTGGAAACCAACGCTTTGAAGCGTCATCTTCGTTAATCAAGTCACTCCACGTTGGCAGAGCAGCGTTTAAATCAATACCGTTTTTAGTACCGTCATTTGCAGTCAAAGGAACTACTATTAAAGCAGAAGTCACTGACTGAATAGGTACACAAGCTGGGCGTCCAGTGTTAGACAAACCAGCATTACAATCACATCCTATCATTTTATTATTTTTTTAGAATTTAACATTTGCAGTTTAATTTATATTTTGTCAAGGTAAACCGCAATTCAACCCCAGACAAATTAGCGTCTAAAACGTTTTGAAACATACCCTCTTCTTGCTCAACGCCAAAACGTGAAAACAAGATAAAATTGTAGTCCTCAATCGTTTTAAAACTTCTGTCATTTTTAATGACGTTTAGAAACTCTAAACCTAGTTGCTTCATTGGATAGACTACCTCGCGTCTGTGGTCTTTTGAGTAGAAGTCCCTTACGTTCGTTTCATCAAGAAAGAACACTCTTAACTCACTTTCAAACAGCCGAGGGTCACCCTTTCCAAACTGTTGCTCATTTATAGTCTCCAGTAGCCACACAATAGGCGTCTTTAGGTTCAAGTCATTAGTTGCTATCGTCCACTCATTATTCGTGGCTATCTTAGTTCCGCCAATAAAAAAAGGCGCTGTTAGATAGTACGTTTGTGGAATGAAGTCAGTACCCACGACTTGAGGTTGAGACGTTATACTTACATCGTAGTCAATATCTGTAATTTTATAAGGGTTGTCAAGTGTATCAAACACTGGTTTATCCTTTCGCGCCCACTTAGTAGAGCAAAAAGAAACCTTATTAATATCTAATTGTGAAGTCCCTATTATTGTTCTGTCAATACGACTTACAACTTCCTCAATAATTTCAGATATTTCTTCGTTTAAAGCCATGTAGCGTAGAGCTTATTCTTTCCGTTAAATAAATTATAATCTTCCCTCTCCTTTAATATGTAACACTGGATTGCACGAAAGGACGTTATCCCCTCGTTATATCGTTGCCACATAGTAGAGTTATAAGACCTTACTTTGTCACTGTTTTCTCCTTTTGGAGATACGTTGCCTATTGGCGTTATCTGGTTGTCAAAGTCCCTTACTATTTCAAAATAAATTAAACCTACTAACATTTGCTTCATTCCCTCGCTTGTGAAGTTGCCGTTATTCCATTGGAAGTCTAGCGGCTCAAATATGGTTATGAAACGAGGTTCAGTTGGTACGCCAGCACCCAGAATTAAGTCAGCATTGAACTCATTATATAAGTCAATCCCAAGCAATTCTTTTAGGTATTTTGGCTCATACTTATCAATATAATATTGATAGTCTGGAGTGTTATATATACCTTGGGATAAAGCATATTTTCCAACGAAGTCAGTAGGTGCAATTATCATCTTTTACTTTAATTTAGCAATTCCTTTTTCAATCAATATTTCCGCTATTTCTCCAGTAACTTTGTACTCTTTACCCTCAATAAGGTGTGGAGACTTTAAGGCAATTATAACATACTTTTCAATATAATTAAACTCAACCTTTACTGGTTCTTCTTTTGGTTTTCTAGTTTTCTTTTCAGCCATTGTTTAAAGTATTAAGGAGAGAGCCGAAGCCCCCCCCCTATTTAGTTAATCATTAAGGAGTAACAAGTGCTGGGATAGCAGTAGCAAAATCTCCTTTTACGAACGCTCCGTAGTGGTTAGATTTTACATAGTGAACCGCTCTCATTTCAGCCAAGATAGTCACCAAGTTTTTAGTGAAGTCATCATTAACGTAACCTACTTGAATACTCATATCCTCTCTAATTCTCAAATTTGACTTAGTCCAGTCTCCAACGTAGAAGTCACCAGCTGGAACTAAGTTGTTCTCAATTACTGGAACGCCTTTAATACGGATAGTACCGTCAGCTTGTGGCTCATAAACTGGGTATGTATATTCTCCAGTAGTTGACTTAGTCAACTGTAAAGCAGCCGCGTCAGCTGGGTTTAATACAATACCATTAGCTTCAAAGTTAGCTTGTGCAATTTGAGCAATAGCAACTCTAAGAACGTCTGAGTTATTAGCCGCTGGGATAGAAGAAGCAAAAGTACCAGCCGCCCAAGAAATAGCATTTAAGTCAATACCTTCTAAGTTCGCACCAGTTCCATCTCCTAACAAGATTTGCTGGTCAAGTTTTAACTCAACCAACTCCATTAATTCGGAGTTAATTTCACCTTGCATAAAAGAAAGGTCAGAAAGCATTTCTTTTGATACTTTGATATAAGTAGCAATTTTCTTAACCTCTTTTGATACCTCAACTAAGTCGAAGTCGGACTGTGGTTTTAAAGCTCCCTCAGCAACCATTCCAGCATCATTTGGGTCTGGGTTTTTCTGCTCAATGTAAACTACATATTTAGATGAAGTTCCAGCAGTGTTGGAGATTTGACGTAAAAAAGGACGGCGTCTTACAACGCGAGTAACCCCTTGTTCTAAGTCGGACAAAGCAACTTGACCACCAGAGTAGTTTCCAGTGATAGTCATTGTGTCAGCGGCTTTAACTTCAAGAGTAGTGTTCGTTAACTCTTTGCGTGCAATACGCTCAATAGTTTCTTTTGCATTTTTAAAAGCGTCAAAGATAGCTGAACCCAAAGACGCAAATCTTTTGGGTTGCTCTTTTTTAGCTTCTTTCATTGCTTCAACTTGACCTTCCAATTTAGCAATAGCGCTTTTTACTTCGTCAAGTTTTTCTGTACTCTCAACGCTTGATTTCAAGCCCTCAAGTTCCGCCTTAAAGTTGTTCACATCCTCGGAAGTTGCGAACCCTTTTGTAGCGTCTGTAATTTTAGCAGTCAGTTTTTCAACGACTTGCTCTGGTGTTAAATTTTCCATTTTGATTTTTAAATTAATTAAATATTTATCTTATTTAGGACTTCACTCCAGTCAAATGTATTAATCGGCTTGTCTACTTTTATAGAGTGTTTATCAAACGGCTCTAGATTGACAAGTGATACCAACTGACTGGTTAAGAATTTTAATTTCATTTCTAAAGAGTGTAATCTCTCATCTGTTCCTTTACCTTGACTTATTGCTTTGCCTAATAAATCAATTTCAAGGGCTATACTTTGCGATTTAGCGAGTTTCTCTTCTATTGATAGGGTTTTACCTACTTCGACTACGTTCGTTTGCTCATTAGCACCAAAAGTAACAGCCGAACCTTCCCATAATTTAATCTCGGCTATATCATAGTAACCGCCCTTTTCAATCGTGCTATCTTCAATGAAGTTTATTTTATCTTTGATATACTGGAAGCCAATAGAGTGTTCTCTAATAATACCGTCTTTGTAATCGTGTAGAGCGTCCTCACCAAGCGTTGAGTGACCAAGCTCTGCAACCGCGTAAAGACCATTCTCATCTTCCCTTAATTCAAGAAACTTTCCAATAGGCATTTCCCAGTTATGATATCTTAAATAAGCTATCTTTCTATTGCTGGTGCTTAACGGACCTCTTTCATTAATTGACTTAGTGAACGCCCCTTTGCGTATTATGTCGTTGTCGCTATCCATATTGTCAAACGCGGAGAGGTAAAATAATACCTTTCTACTGGCTTCATCAATATCTTTTAGTGACAAATTTTGTGACTTAACTTGATAGGAGTTAAATGATTTATTCATAATAAATAATTTATTTGTTCAAAAATAACTATTTTTGTTCTAATATCTATAAAAAAAATATGGAGAATACAAATATCTTTAATTTCTGGCAGTCTTTTTTTGGTTATGAGCGCAATATGTCTCAGCGTTTTATTAACCAGTTTTCAAACCAAGTTAACAGAATATTCGGCACAAAGACCGCTATCTGGATTGATACCCAAGAAGCATACAAACATTATTTAGAGATACCAGAGTTGAGAGCGGTTGTTAATAAGCGAGCTTCAATGATGGCTTCAAACATTCCTTGCTTATACAAAGGAGAAGAGAAAGTGGATAGTCACTGGCTGCTTGATTTAATCAATAAACCCAACGCGACACAAAGCTGGCAAGACGTTATCTTTATGCTGTCTGTTAATGACGCTTTGTATTCTAATTCATTTGCATACGCGCCAAAACGTTCTTTTAATATTGTTAATCTCTTCCAGCCGTTACCTAGTGACCGCATGGTTGTTGAAACTACTGGAGCAAATTTAAAGCAGCTTGACCAAAAGGACATGATTAAGAAGTATAAGTTCTATCAAGATGACGGAGAATACGAGACGCTTGACGTCAATGAGGTTATTTACTTAATGACTCCAGACGGTATTAATCTTATCAACCCTTCAAGCCGCATTGAAGCTCTTAAATACCCTCTAAGCAATATAAGGGCTAGCTATCACAAAAGAAACGTTTTACTGGAGAATATAGGAGCTATTGGGATACTGTCTACTCGTAAGAATGATTTAGGTGGAGCAATACCCATGATTCCAGAAGAGAAACAAGAAATTCAGCGTGACTGGTATAAGCGTTCAAAAGATGAATTAATCATTACAGAAGCGGACGTTAACTGGCAACCTATGAGCTATCCTACAAAAGACCTCATGCTGTTTGAAGAACTAAACGCTGACAAGTTAGCACTGGTTGACGTTTACGGCTTGAATATCTATATCTTTTCACAAGAGAAAGGCGCTACATTTAGCAACGTTAAAGACGGTATTCGCATGGCTTATACTGACACTATTATACCAGAGACTCAGCAAATGTATAACTCAATAGTTGAGCAACTGGGTCTAGCAGAAGATGGCTATTATTTGCACGCAGACTTCTCTCATATAACAGTATTACAAGACGACGAAAACGAGAAAGCTAAGGCACTTGACACAAAAGCAAGCGCACTTAATAAAATTCAGCAAGCTGATGTAAATCTTACAGAGGAAGAGCAAAGGGAGTTACTAGGACTTTAATCTAGTTTTAAATTATATTCGTCTAATATTCTTCTTATTTCTTCTCTAAGTTTTTCAGCAACTTTGTATTCTTCTTCACTTGCTTCCTTATGATGTTTTAATATAGATATATCGTGTTTTGTAACTGAGCGTAACAGTTGGTCTAAGTCCCATACAGCTAGCTTCCACTTGTAGCCGTCAAGAGCTGTTAACGCTTCCTCTTTGTCCTCGTCTTGAAATTCTAGTGTTATTTTCATATTTTTTTGGTTTAATATTTAATAATTAAATAAATTACTACCACGCCAAACGCTATTAAAGTTGTTAATAATACCGCTCTGTCAAAGTGTTTAATTGTTTTCATGTTTATTTTGTTTTTAATATATTATTGTTTAAATGCTCAATTACATCTTCTATTTCTTCTTTTTCTACATAATCAAACGCACCAAATTTCAAACCAGTTTCCTCAAAAACTAACTTAACATAATTATGCGCTTCATCATAACTATAACCTTGATTAAATACGTGTCTTTTACACTCATCAATTTTTGCTCCTAATTTTAAAAATAATTTCATGTTTTCTTGTTTTTGTTCTCTACAAATATACATATTTAATTTATATACGACCAAACTTTTTACAACTTTTTTTAAAAAAAAATTAGAATTATTTTAAGAACCCCAGTGTTTACAAGGGTTTCAAGACTAAAAAAAATTAAAAATATTTTGGAAACATTGATTGAACAAACATAGAAAGCCCAGCTAAACAGTCTGGAGCGTCATCGTGCTTATTCTTTCCCTCTTTACTAAACCGCTCAACGTTCTCAACAAACTGGTAGAAGTCAGCGCTGTCACTCTCTACAAATATAAAGTTGTTTTGTATGAATACGCTTTGCATAATTATACGAGTCATTTTGTTGGTTTGATTAGCAACTTGAAGTATCCTAGCGGTTGTCTCCTTTTGCAAATGACGGCTAAACATTGCACCCATAGAATTGCTCTCTACTCTACAATATTTGACCTTGTTATGGTTTAGTATCTTAGAGCATTGTGGTATCGTTATATCGGTGTTATACGTATTGTAAAGAACGTCTGATATATATATTTTGTTATCTATTAAATGACCAACTGCCAGAGCGGTGTAGTCAGCGCCTTGGTCTGCAACGTCAATATATGCGAGTGTGCCTAAACTTTCTGGAAGCAGCTTATTAAAGTCAGTCCTTGAGATAGTGTTTAGTTTACCGAATAAGCGCCCTTCCATATCTACTGGCGTCTGCTGGTACTCTGCAAGCCAAACCTCTCGTGACGTCTTGCTACGCTTGTATAGATACTCTTCGGTTGTCATTACAGCTTCACAGAAGCTCTTTTCATCAATAAGCGCTGGAACTATTATAGACTTCTCATAAATACCGTCCTCAATTTGTGTTCCTATAACGTCATGCACTGACCAGCGAGTACCAATATCAATACGAGCGCAGCCGCTTTCAAAACGTGAGTCATGGGTTGCTTCTTTCCATTGCAATATCTTCTCATTTCTGGTATCACTAAGAGCGGCTTCTAAACCAGTGTAAAGGTCATCTGTTATCGCTAATTTTGAAGCCCCAAAACCAATGATTGTTCCGCCTACGCCAGCACCAAAATACGAAACCATTTTAGCTCCAGTAACATTCCAACCTATTAAGTTCTTTTTATCATCTGACAGACGGCACGAAAACACTTCCATAAACTTCTCCGAACGTATTATTCCCCTAACATCATAGGAGAACTTTTGATATAGCGTCATAGTACAAGTGTTTCTCATTACAGACTCTTTAGGGTTTCTTCCTAGCGTCCAAGCGCAAAACAAGGAAGTGATATAAGACTTTCCAGCACGCGGCGGCATAGATACACTAAGACTCTTAATAGTACCCTCTTCCACCTCTTGAAAAGCGTCTGCAATTTCTTTTAGAAAGGTACGGCTTGAGTAGAACTCTTCATCATAATACAAGCAAAACTTCCAGAAGCTTCTTCTTGCTAACTCTTGCTTCGCGTATTTTTTAAGTATGTTCTTCTTCTCCTTGTTCATCTTCTCCCAGTAACTTTACTATCTCGTCAGTGGTTAAATCGGAAAAGTCTGGCGCTTTGCCCCTTATGTCAAATTCGGAACGTTCTACATATCCACGCTTCTTTCCTTTGGTTTTTAAGAAAAATATTATAGCACTGTCTGAACCGTCATTCATTCTCTGGTGTAGAGCGCTTTCTCCAAAGTCAATAGCGACCTCTTGCAACTCATCAACCTTTTTTCTGAACTCTTCATCCCCAGCGTA